GGCGCAAGAACCGCGGGCTACGCTATACCAAAATCGTTCCACCAGGAGCCGGCTAATGGCGTGGTGGAATCTGTTCACAAAACCGGCAGCTAAAACCAAATTTGTCCGCGTCAAGGCGAAGTACGACGCCGCGCAAACCAACTACGATAACCAACGACACTGGGCGGCAGCGGACGATTTATCGGCTAGAAGTGCCAACTCCGCACACGTTCGGCGACAATTGCGCAAACGCAGCCGCTACGAAATCGCCAACAACAGCTACGCGCGGGGGATCGTATCTACCCTGGCAAACTATACGATTGGTTCCGGTCCCTCGCCAGGTTTAACCTATATGGGCGCGGACTTAGAGCGGGAAGAGGTTAGCGAAATAGCAAGCCAAGTTGGCCGGCTGTTTTACGCGTGGTGGACAGAGGCTGATATTCCGACAAAGCTACAAACCGCAGCAATTGCGGTGCCTCAAGATGGCGAAGCGTTTTTCACAAAGTTTACTAGCCTAAACCCATTTTGGCGTTCGCCAGTTCGGCTCAATGTCAGGCTACTCGAGGCCGACCATTTTGAGACCGATTCGGTTATTGCCCAGCTAGGCGTTGATGAGTCCGCAACAGAGCTAGACGCCAACGGTGAGGTGATGGCGTACTATGTTTTGCCGAATCATCCCGGCGATTTGTTTGCGCCATTTCAAACGGCTCAGCGGGTATCAGCTAGAGACGTATACCATCTATTCCGCGCCGACCGACCAGGCCAATTACGCGGCATTCCATGGTTAACGCCCTCGCTAGGAATCTTTGCCCAATTACGCCGTTTTGTACTGGCGACCTTAACTGCCGCCGAAACCGCCGCCGATCATGCCGCAGTGCTGGAACAGATGGCCGCCAGCGACGATGAGGACCAAGCCGAGCCGTGGGAACGGATGGAGATTGAACGCGGGGCGATGGTAACGCTACCAGCAGGTGCAAAGCTATCGCAATTCAAGGCAGAACACCCCAACGCGACATTCGAGCAATTTGTAACGTCGATGGTGCGCGAGGCCGCCAGGTGCGTTGATATGCCGGCAGTGCTGGCTATTGATGCCTCCAAATACAACTACGCTAGTGGCCGACTTGACCTACAGGCGTTTTGGCGAACTCGCAGCGCCGAGCGCGTGCTAATTTATGAACGTCAATTTCTCGATCCGCTGTACCGCGACTGGCTAGATGAGGCCCTTTTAATACCCGATTATCTGCCGCCAGCATTTGTCGAAACGGTCCAAGACTGGGCGCCCATTTGGCGCTGGACTGAAGCCGAACACGTTGACCGCAGCAAAGAGGCGACCGGCCAGGCGACGGAGCTCGCCAACCACACCACAACGCTAGCGCGTGAATACGCTCGGCGAGGTCTCGACTGGGAAGATGAACTCAAGCAGCGAGCAAGGGAATTGCAGTTGATGAGGGAGTTAGGACTAACGCCGCAGCAAGCGGCCCCAGCACCTCAGCAACCGATGCCCGAGGAGCCGGAAGAGGACATTGAAGACGACATTGACGAACCGACAGAAGTAGTGGACGAACCAGCAAGTGAGCCGCAATGAAGTTAAGCCTACAAAGTGAAGCAACAATTCAGTGCCAAGCCGCCGCGGAAGGTGCAGAACCCAGCCGGCCCAGTGTGGCCGTGAACGCGTATAACGGTGGACCCGTTCGCGTTGGTGGATACCGCCACCCCGTCGTAGTGGACCTCGAAACGCTCCAAACGCCGAGAACGATTCCGCTGCTGCGCAGTCACGACAGCGAGCGCATTGTGGGCCATGGTGTGCCGACAATTACCAGCCCAAATCGCCTCGACATAGCTGGGGTGATTTCTGCCAGCAATCCAGACACGGAACAGGTAATCGACCTCGCAAAAGGCGGCTTCCCATGGCAAGCGAGCGTCGGTGTCGATGTGACCGCTAAGCCGCAATTTATCGGCGAAGGCGAAACAGTGACCGTCAACGCCCAAAAAATCAATGGCCCCGCATACGTTGTGCGAGGCGGCGAGTTGTACGAGGTAAGTTTGGTTACATTGGGGGCCGACCGCTCGACTAGCGCGGCAGTCGCCGCAGAATTTCAGGAGAAGGAAACTATGGAAGAGAACACGCAGGTTGAGCCGCAGGCAGACGTACAGGCAGTTTTTGAAAAGGCCAAGCTAGAGCAAGGCCGCCAACGAGCGATTGCAGTCATTGCCGAGCGAGCGATTGATAACGGTTATGACGTAACCAAGATTGAGGCCGAGACACGCCGAGCGATTGAGAGCAAGGCTACGCCGCAGGAGTTCGAATTACAACTCTTGCGACAGACTCGCCCAGTGGTGAACCAAAACCGCCGCGGCCAGTTGCCATCGGCCAAGGTGATCGAGGCTGCATTAGCGCTCGGAATGGGCGGGACGTTCGATGCTGAAGCCCACTATAAGCCGGAAATCCTTGAAGCCGCGAGCAGCGAATGGAAGCGCGGTTTGAGCGTGACGGAACTGCTGCGCATTTGCGCACGGCGCAACGGCTGGACTGGTGAAAGCAACAAAGATGTACGCGGTTTACTCCGCGCCGCGTTTGCCCCAGTGGAAGCCGCCAGCGGTGTGTCAACGTATGACATTGGCGGTATTCTCAGCAACGTTGCCAACAAAATGATCGCCGATGCGTTCAACGCCGTGGACTCTGCTTGGCGGTCGATTTCGCTGATTTCGCCAGTATCCGACTTCAAGCAAATGAAATCGTACAGCCTAGTCGGTGGCCTTGACTACGAACTACTGGGCCGCGGCGAACGCATTAAGCATGGTACGCTCGGCGAAACCGAATACACCAACCAGGCCGATACCTACGCAAAGTTTCTGGGCATTGACCGCCGCGACATTATTAACGACGACATGGGCGCAATGGATCGCGTCCGCCAGCGACTGGGCCGAGGTGCAGCAACGCGGCTCAATAAGGTGTTTTGGACCGAGTTTATGGACAACTCAACGTTTTTTGCAGCCGGCAACAACAACTACATTACTGGCGCATCCACCAATTTATCTTCCGCGGGTTTGCAAGCAGGGGTCGAAAAGTTCATGAAGCAAACGGACCCGAACGGTGAACCGTTGGGGATCATGCCTCGGTATTTGCTTGTACCACCGGAACTGGACAGTGTCGCGCGTGAATTATTTGTTTCGACAAACAATAACACCGGCGGCGCAGCAACGACCGAGCGAGTACCCAGCGCGAACGTTTTTGCGAATCGGTTTATCCCAGTGTCAACGCCGTATTTGAGCAACAGTTTGTACACAGGCTACGGCAGCAAAATTTGGTATCTGCTTGCCGATCCAAACGAACTGGCAACGATTCAGGTTGTATTTCTCAATGGCGTGCAAACCCCGACCGTGGAACTAGCCGACGCCGATTTTGATTTGCTTGGCATTTCCATGAGGGGCTATCACGATTTTGGTGTGGCCATGATGGAATATCGCGCAGGGGTCAAGAGCAAGGGCGAAGCATAACGTGGCCGATTTATTAGCCAGTGCCGCAGAGTGGTTGCGTTTACAGCGAAAAGACTACCTATCACAATCGGTAATTTATTCGCAGGACGGAATCACAGTCACGCTACTAGCGACCAAAGCCGAGACACGGTTTGAGACCGACGTTGGCGACGGCGTGCTAGTAACGGGGCGACAAGTGGACTGGCTGATAGATGCCGCGGATTTAACCGCTGGTCTCGGGGCTAATGCAAAACCCGAGGCTGGCGACCGCATACAAGTTGGCAGTGGTGCAACCGCTATACAGTACACCGTGGTACAGGTAGGCGGTGAAAACGTGTGGCGCTACCACGACCGGCAAAACAAAACGTACAGAATACACACAGTCGAGTCGGCAGCGGGGCCGCTATGAGCAGCGCTTGGTTTAGTTTGCGAAACAAAATCAAAACCCAAATTAACGCCCTAACCGGCTATGAAACCATCGTGAGCAACATTCCGACCCTCGAGCGAGCCGATTTAACTGCACCCAAGATTTTAGTTGTACCAGCCGACGCCACGATTGAGCGCCGCAACCGATCTAGCACGCCGAAAACACTGGCGCTATTTGTTGCGTTTTTTGCGCCGCTAGATGCCGAGACTAGCAAGTGGGACGACTTGGCCGAA